AGTAACAGACAACGGTCACGCACCTGGTGCGGTTCACTTTATGAACTTATTTCAGAGTGTTGTAGATAACATTTCACAAGGTTCAACACGTAGAGGTCGTTTTTCACCTTATTTACCTGTAGAACACCCTGATATTATGGAGTTCTTGGAGATTGGAACTGAAGGGTTCCCTATTCAAGACCTGACACATGCAGTTACTGTAACAGACCAATTTATGGAAGAAATGATTGCTGGTGACGATGACAAAAGAGCAGTTTGGGCGAAAGTCATCCAAAGACGAGGTGAGATTGGTTATCCATATATTATGTTCCATGATACAATGAATAAAAAAGCACCTGAAGTTTATAGAGATAAAGGTGCTAAGATTTATAATTCAAACCTATGTTCTGAAATTGCACTTCATAACTCAGAAGAAGAGTCATTTGTTTGTGTATTGTCATCGATGAATGTACTTCACTATGATGAATGGAAGGATACGGACGCAGTTGAAACTATGGTATATTTCTTGGATGCGGTTGTTACTGAGTTCTTAACAAAAATTGAAGATTTAAGAGACAACGGTACCCTTGAAGGTAAAAGAGCGTTTTATAACTTAGAAAAGGCTTATAACTTCGCAAAACGTCAAAGAGCGTTGGGTCTTGGGGTATTGGGATGGCACTCATTACTACAATCTAAAGGATTACCATTTGATACGAGAGAAACTGCGAAGTTAAATGTTGAGGTCTTTAAATTAATTAAAGAAAAATCATATAAGGCATCTGAAGAATTGGCCGATATCTTCGGTGAACCAGAATATTTGGAAGGATACGGTCGCAGAAATGTAACATTAAATGCGATTGCACCAACAACCTCATCAGCATTTATCTTAGGTCAGGTTTCACAATCAATTGAACCATTATTTTCAAACTGTTTTGTTAAAGATGTTGCAAAACTTAAAATTACAGTTAGAAATCCTGTTCTTAAAGAATTGTTAGCTGAAATGGGTAAGGACACCAAAGAGGTATGGGATTCAATTAAGAAACAAGACGGTTCAGTTCAACATTTAGATTTTTTGACTGACGAACAAAAAGATGTATTTAGAACATTTGCTGAAATTAATCAGGCATCAATTATTAATCAGGCTGCGGTTAGACAAGATTATATTGACCAATCACAGTCATTGAATTTAATGATATCACCCGACATGCCAACAAGGGATGTGAACAAACTTCTTATCGACGCATGGCAATTGGGGGTAAAGACACTTTATTATCAACACTCGATGAATTCAGCTCAAGCTTTCGCAAGAAAGAAATTGAACTTGAATGATTTGCAATGTGTTGCTTGTGAAGGATAAACACAAATAAAACAGGAAATATGAAAACTCAATATATTTTCTGAGGTTAAGGAAAGAAAAAAAGGTCAGGCATTGTCTGACCTTTTTATTTTATAGTTTAGATAAAATAATAGGACATTATATTTATGGTATATGCCAGGAGTTAAAACATATGGAATACAGTTTCCCTTTCGTGATAGTACGAGAGGCGACTACTTGCGTTTAACTGAAAATCCTGAAGATGAAATCAGAACCGACCTTTTACATTTAATATTAACAAGAAAGGGTTCACGTTATTATTTGCCTGATTTTGGTACACGTATTTACGAGTTTATTTTTGAACCATTTGACGGACCTACATTTGATAACATTAAATCAGACATACAAGATGCGGTTGATAAATACATACCTAATCTTCAAATAAATAATATTACGGTTCAACCATATTTGGAGGCCGATGAATTACAAGGTGAAATAAATTACGAAGAATTAGGAGGTCAGATTTTTAGAGTCGCGGGAAGAGGTACTGAAGAATACACTGCAAAAGTAAGAATAGATTATAGTGTTGATTCAGGAGCATTTGAAAGTCGTGATTTTATAATTATAAATATTTAATAGTAATGGCGAATAGAAAGATATCATATACGGACAGAGATTTTGCTGGTTTAAGACAGGATTTAATTAACTATACTCAACAGTATTATCCTGACTTAATTAACAATTATAATGACGCATCGGTTTATTCGTTGTTTTTAGATTTGAATGCTGCGATTGGTGATAACTTACATTATCACATGGACCGTAGTATTCAAGAGACTGTTTTACAATACGCACAACAAAGGTCATCAGTTTATAATATCGCAAGAACTTACGGATTAAAAATTCCTGGTCCAAGACCATCAGTTGCGTTAGTTGATGTATCAATCACGGTACCTGCTTTGGGTGACCAAGAAGATGAAAGATATTTGGGTATAGTAAGAGCGGGGTCACAATTTGTCGGTGGAGGACAAACTTTTGAAAATCCTGACGACATCGATTTTAGTTCACAATATAACGCTCAAGGTCAGCCGAATAGAACAAAGATACCAAACTTTGATGGTAGTAACAAACTTATTAACTATACAATAACCAAAAGAGAAGTTGTTGTTAACGGACTAACAAAAGTTTTTAAGAGAGTTATTAATCCACAAGACGTAAGACCATTTTTTGAATTTTTCTTACCTGAAAGAAATGTTCTTAGTATAAGTTCGGTTATACAAAAAGACGGAATAAGTTTTTCAAACCCACCCTCATATACAGAGTTTATAACATCAAACGACAAATGGTATGAAGTTGATGCACTAGCGGAATCTAAAGTTTTTGTTGAAGACCCAACAAAAGTTAGTGACCAACCAGGAATAAAAGTTGGAACATACATCGAAACTGAAAACAGATTTATAAGTGAATTTACTCCTGAGGGTTATTGTAAGTTAACCTTCGGAGGTGCTACAGTTACCGCTGACGACCAACTTGCACAGTTCTCAAGAACAGGTATACCATTAAATTTACAAGATTATCAAAACAATATAGGTTTAGGTAGAACAGTTAAGGCTAACACGACTTTATTTGTAAGATATAGAGTTGGGGGTGGTACTGCATCGAATATCGGTGTTAATAGTATCAATCAGTTGGGTGTTGTTAATTTTGAAGTCAACGGACCATCATCAAACATCAATAACAACGTAATACAAAGTTTAAGATGTAACAATGTTACCGCGGCAATTGGAGGAAATAACTTACCAACAACTGAAGAGGTAAGAAATATGGTTTCATTTAATTTTGCGGCACAAAAAAGAGCGGTAACAATTAATGATTATAATTCTTTAGTTAAAACGATGCCAAGTAAGTACGGAGCACCTGCAAAAGTATCAATAAAAGAAATTGATAATAAAATTACCATTGAGTTATTATCATACGACTCAAACGGAAGTCTTACGTCTTTAGTGTCAAATACCTTGAAACAAAATATTGCTAATTATTTATCAAACTATCGAATGATAAATGATTATATATCGGTACAAAGTGCTCAAGTTATAGATTTAGAAATTGAAGTTTCAGTACAAATGCAATCCACAGAAAATCAGGGACAAGTTATAACTAATATCGTTGATAGTATAAATTCATATTTATCACCACAGACCAATAACTTAGGTAAAAATGTTAATGTATCGGACATAAGAAGAATTATACAAGACATCCCTGGTGTGAACACAACAACGGATTTAAAGATATTTAATAAGACGGGTGGACAATATTCGAGTTCTGAGACATCACAAAAATATGTAGACAGTTCAACAAAACAAATTGATTTGGTTGATGATATTATTTATGCAGAACCAAACCAAATTTATCAAATAAGATTTCCTGAAAAAGATATTAAAGTTAAAATTAAAAATTTGAGTACTGTTGACTTTTCATAAAGTATTTTTAAGTATACTTTTTTTAATTTAAAATTAAAATTATGATAAATAACTATTTATCATAAAAATAACTTAATGCCAAAATCATACAGATTTCCCACCAAGATAGGTACCGACAGAGAGGTTAGAATTAATATAGAACAAGATTTTGATTTCTTAGAAATCCTATCTTTAAAATTAAAACAAGAAGATATATATTCACAATTCTGTGCTGACTATGGTGTGGTTGCGGGAAGGGTTGTTGCGAACGGAGGTTTTGGGATACCAAACGTAAATCTATCTA